CCTGGAGGAGGAGCTTTACCTTCTTGCCTACGAGCATTCTCTTTCATCCACTCAGATTTAGTTAAATCTTCTAGGAATTTATTAGTTCTTACAAACTTACGTACTTCTTGTAGACGTTGATATACTACACCTTGGAAGTCTTTTTCATAAGTCATTGGTGTTTGAGTTTCAATCTCTGCTTCAGTGGCTTGTTTAATAAAGGCATTCTTAACCTTTTCACCAGGTTTAAACATGCCTACTTCACTTATCTTAGCAAAAGGAACTGGCTTACCATTTACCCATTGGTATACAGAACCATCAGAACCTTGTTGTAAAATGATACGTTTACCATTAGGTAGTTCCCCTGCAAATACATTACGTGACCTTAAGGCACCAGGTCTAGCTGTAATAGCTTGATCAAAACCACCAGCATCACTCTTAGTAAGAATATCTAAAACTCTTTGGAATCTATTACCTTGTTTAGGTATAATAATACGAGGAGCAAACTCTCCTACAATAGCAGGATCAATAAACTCATGCATTGTCCAACCTTTATCATTAGAGTATTTAGTTAGACGTTTAATTTCTTGTAGTTCTGGGCCAGCATACTTCTTAAATAAAGATAGTTCATTGCCATCAAGCTCAGCTGTACCTTCAGCATAAGCTCTCCATCTTTGCATCATGTCTGTAGTGACACCTTCTTTTTGAGCCATTTCACGTCTAGCTCTATCAATAACACCATCTCGTTCTTCAGCTTTACCTAAAGCATATAAAGCATCTGCTATCCATTTTTCATTCTCAGCTGCATCTTTAGGTATTTTAGGAACTTCTACATCTGGTTGTGATATGTAAGGATCTTCTTGAACTGAATGATAGGCTTGTCTATTAATGTAATGTTCATAGTCTTTACGAAGTTGTTCTTCTGTAAACACACCTGATTTATCCTGTGCAAATAAATCACCTTGTGGATCTTGCATTTGTTTCCACTCTTCAAATGATAGACGAGTATGTTCATCTTCATGTTTAAGAATAAACTGTGCATATTCATAAGGAGTCTTAAATGCATTCTCATCTAAACCAGCTTTAACCCATGGCTTATCTTCAAAACGATTAAGGGCTTCATCTAAGTCCATAATGATTTCTTTAGATGAACCATCTTCATTACGATAGTGACGAGCTATAACAGGTTTACCATCTTTCTGTACAGCTTGATTGCCTTCAGCATCTACAATCTTAGCTATTCTAATAGGTACACCAGTCTCTGTTGTTTCAGGTACAGCCCATCTAGATGTCCACTCATTAGCTCCTACTTCTTCTGTAGACTGACGAGTCTTAGCAAATTCATCTACAGTTCTATTAAATCTAGGAACAATATTACCAACAGTATTACCTACTACTTCATTTACCTTTTTAGTATAGGCAGTAGGTTTAGCAGCTACGGCTGTAAAGCCAGCAGCTTCTGCAATACGTTGTGCATTAAGATCCTCACCAGCTATCTTCTCAGAACCAGCTTCAAATAAACCACCTGCAGTACCCATACCAATACGTTGCATTAAAGGTGTAATCTTTTTACCACCTTCTAATACAATATCTTTTAGAGCACCTGGTCTAAATAGAACTAGGTTACCTGATAGTTGACCTGCAAAAGATGTTTCAGGATTAGCTTCTATTTCTTTTTGTCTTGTTTGAGGATCATAACCAATGACTTCTTTTACAGAGTCTGGTAGTTTATCAAAAGCATATTCAACAGCTTTAGCACCACCAAGGAATCCTCCAACACCACCAAGTACTCCGCCTATAATAGGAGCAGCAGGAGCTGCAGGTCCTAAGAATGGAGCTACAGCAGTGCCAGCGGTCGCGCCAAGTTCAGCGCCCAAAGCCATTGCTGGAGCAGCAGCGATACCAACAGCAGCGCTACCCCCAGCCGCTTTACCAAAGGAACGAGCTGCACTAATATCACTTTCAGACTTAGCAGGAACGTCGTTAAGATAGGGATTTGAAGTAGGCCTGGCTAACCCTTTCAAGTAAGGATTCTCAGGCTCAGGCTCTGGTGTTTTAACATCAGTAGCTTTGAATGAACCCTCAAGATAAGGGTTTTTAGAAGGAGCAGTATCAAAGTTTTCTTCTATCCAAGTACTAGAACGTTTAGGTTGATTGTACTTACTAGAAGGTAGACTTGCCCATACACCACCTAACTTTGCGTTAGCGGCTTGATAGTTTCCTTTTTTAACATCTTCAAGAGCATCATTATCTTTAATAAGTTCTAAAGCAATCTTGTCTTGAGATTCAGGAGAGAAGTCAGTAATACCAAGTTTCTTGGCATATCTGTCATATGTTGTTTTAGTAATCTGATAACGACCAGCAGCAGTACTAGGACCTTCTTTAGTAGTTACTCCTACTACACCAGGATGTTTACTATAGTCGTCAAAGGTACTACCACCTACAATAGTATTATAGTCAGCTTTCTCAGCTTTACTTAAATTGGAAAGGTACCCTTGAATATTAGCATCTTCTTGTGTTCTACCATAAGAAGAAGGTTTTGAAGGCGAATAACTTTCTATACCACTAAGGTAAGGATTAGAATCCATCGTTACTCCTTATTATTTTTTAGTGCTAGCTTTATTCGGATTTAACTTAATATAATCTTCAAACTTAGCATCTGGATGAAGTTTAGACCAGTTAGCTTTAATCTGTTCTAGAGCTTCAGGATGTTGGTTAATAGCTTGTACAGCTAAATTAATATCTTGCTGACTTGGTTTACCAACGGTATCTTCTTTAACTTCTTTTGAAGTAGTAGAAGCTTCTTCTTTAGAGCCACCTTTAGGGACTGGCATTTCTTTAAGCTTAGCTTCATAACCTTTGATTTCTTCATCAATTTTTTTACGTTGACCATCAAGTGCATTTAAATCCTCCTGTAGTGCAGTAACTTCAGCTATACGAGCTTCTTTAGTTAGCTTGTTACCATACTTGTCTGTTAAGATAGTACCACTTCTTAGACCATTAATTCTAAAGTTAATGTCATCAGACTTAGCTTCAATGTCTGAACGATCTCTATTAGCAGCACTAATAATTGTACTAAGTTTACCCTTCATAGCATTGAACTCTCTAAGTTCCATACTCTTGTCAAAACGTAATTGTACAGCTTCTTGATTACGTGCTTGTGCTTGTAGACGTTTATTACCTAGATCTTCTCTAATTCTATTAGACTCTTCAGCACGTCTATTACGTCCTGATTCTTTTAGATATTCAAGTTCTAGTTTAAGTTTATTAGCACCAGAGATAGCAGAGTCAGCATATTGTTGAGCTACTTGTTCTCTTAACTCTGGAGGAATTCTCATTAAATCATCAACAGGAATACCAGCAGCATTAAGTTGCATTAATGCAGTACCCCAAGCTGCATCTTTATTTTGAGGATCAGCATCAAGATAACCTTGTGCAATTTGACCAGTAACTTCAAGAACCTTTCTAGCAGAATCCATACGTCGTTCTTGAGCTATTGTACGAGTATTCTCTAAGTCTTGTGCAACCTTAAGTTGTTTTTGATATTGAAGTAAAAGACCATTTTGTTTAAATAGTTCAGCTGTTTTATAAGCAGCATTAACTTGATCATTAATTTTAATAAAGTCTTGAGTAGCTACTTTAGCTTGTTGAATAGGTGTCTTAACAACTGGTTGTGTTTCTCCAGTAGGTTCTGCTGTCTTACCTGGATAACTTTCCATAGTAGCAGGTTTAGTTTCATCCATTACAGGTTCTTTAGCACGTTCTTCTGTAGCTGCTCCTGTCATAAATGAAGGCATAGGTGTGCCATCAGCAGACTTAGTACCTTGGAGTGACATAGCACCTTCAGGCATTACTGCTGGACGACCATCAAATCCTGTACCTACTGTATAACCACCAGGCATAGCAGGTGGCATTTGACTTGTCTTTGTTTTAGTTAAGTCATCAATAGCTTGCTTTTTAATAATGTCTTTAGCAGTCTTAAGTTCATCTAATTCAATTTGAGCTTCTTCTGTTTTAAGAACATCCATCTTTTCCCTAGCCATTTTAGCTTGAACTTCGCTAAAACTAGGAATACCATGATACATTGGAATACTAGCCATATTTTATCCTTTATCCAAAAAAGCTACCAATTGATGTACCAAGGCCAATAACACCTTGTAACAATTGTTCTTGTCTATTTTTCTCTGCTAGAGACTGATCGTAAGCAGCAGTTCTAAATGCATTAGCACCAGCTGTTGGAGATTGTCCTGCACCTGATAATTGAGTTAATTGATTGTAGTAGTTATTAAACCAATTCTGTGCAGTTTCAGCACCATATTTTTGTAGAGAAGCTAATGTTGCACCAGACTGTGCACCACCTAAAGCAGTTCTACTACGTAATAATTGTTTAGCTCCTTCTTCTTGAGCAAACTTATAACCAGGCATACCATATACTCTATTAGGATCTTTCATTAAAGCTGCTAAATCTTCTGCAGCAGATGCTCTAAATGGAGAGAAAGGATCAGCTTTTAATTGAGCTACATCAGGAGAAATACCTCTAGAAGCTGTTAGTGCACTATAAATATCATAGCCTGACTTAGCTACATCAGCTACTTGTTTAAGTTGTCCAAAGATACCTTTTGATGCAGGGATACCACCAACTTCACCAGCAGCAAGTCCTGAAGCAATAGAAGATGGAATGTAACCCAGAGCTTGTGTAGCTGCACTAGTAAGTCCACCAAGTGTTAATCCACCTGCGGCAGCACTACCTAAAAGACCAGCACCTGCTCCAGTAGCAGCAGCATAACCAGCTAAAGCGGCAGGAGTTGCACCAACGGCTCCCATAAGTGTAGGCCCAATAAGACCCATACTTGAGGCACTAACACCCGCACCTGCGGCTGCTCCACCTAAAGCTCCACTTCCTAGTCCAAAACCAGCTGGCCCTAGAGCAACACCTGCAGCAAGACCTAATATAGGGTTGTCAAATACTTCACCAACAACATCACTAACAACATCACCTACGATGTCGGCTGCTCCTCCAACTACGTCTCCTACAAAATCAACAACTCCACCCATGATCCATCCTTAAATAAATAATGTTATCTTTACGATTAACTTCTTCAAAACCAATACGTTTAACAAATTGTAGTCCTTTAGTATTACTTTCTATAACAGTTGTAACAACTTCTAAATAGTTTTTAAATAGAGGATTAAATACTGTTCTAATATATTTACGCATATTAAAAGGTTCAGTAACTGATATGTGGAATTCATTCTTACGAATCATAATAGCTCCAACAATACCATTTTTATTCTCTACAGGAATAATACTAAAATTTCTAACTCTTTCACAAAACTGTTCAAAAGAACACTTTCTTGAATCTTTATATCCTTCAAAGGCTTTTAATAATGCTTTATGCCGTACCGGGATCGATGTCCATTTCACAAGCTTGCAGTCTAATTGGCTGGTTGTCTGTGCAGAAATATTCATAAGCTCTTCGTCTAAAGTTACCATTTTGATAAAGGACACTTCTCATTGCGTTTAGGTCAACATTACGATATTGAGACCAATTTTGATAATCATCATCTGTATGTCGTACTCGGAGGGTAGCACCAATCTTATCACCTACTATTTCTAGTCTACCAATAAACTTACGTTTAGTAGAGTTAGCATCTATAAGAGGAGTTCTGATTCTAAATTGGATAGGACCAACTAAATCAGTATAAGTATGCTCACTAATATTATACAATACTCCGTTGTCATTGTCAAGTGCATATGCTTCATTATTATAAGAAGTAAAAAATACTCCATCTAATATGGTTTCTTGACCATTAACATAAGATGTCCAAATAGACCATTGTTTAGATTTAATATCACAAACAAGAGTTAAATCATCATCTAATAGGTTAAGTACATAGAAGTAATGACCAGATACTTTTAAAGAATATGATCTTACATTTTGTAAACTAGATTGGTTTAGTATTCTTTCTATTGATACATCTGAAATCTGTACAGGTCTTGTACCATCTAACATAAGAACTGTTCTACCAGTATTACGTCCTACAGCTACCCATACAACTGTTTGTTGCATTTCTACTACTGAGTTACCATTAGCACATCCAAACTCAATACGGAATGTAGGGTTAGGTAATAATGGTGATCCTATTGGTTGAGCAGCATCATAGAAAAACTCTGTAGACCATTGACCAAAAGCTAGTAAATAGTTAAAATGTTTAGCTAAAGCTACTCCTTTATCTGGTTCTGCTTCAGCAGTAATATAGTTTAATGCATCCCACTTAGTAGGATCATTAGGTTCACTATTCCAGATCTTACCATCATCTGTCATTACAAAGACATAAGTATCAAAGTAAGCTGTACCTGGTACTATATTACCTGATGGAAAGCCATTTAAGGTACAAGTAGCATAAGCTTGTGTACCTGAACCACCAGGTGCTGCTATAGTAATTGTAGGAGCATTTAAGTATCCTGTACCAGCATTAGTAATAACAATATCTGTTACAATACCACCTGATATAGAAGAACTTCCTGTAGCTCTATTTCCTGCATAAGTTAATGTAGCAGTTCCATCTGTTTGAGAACCACTAGTAAATGTAGGTGCAGTAGATGCTGTAGTACCAGCTACTGTTACTGTATATAAGTTAGCTCCATAAGCTACTTGATCATTAAGATTATAAGCTGTAGTAGCTTGCCACTCAGGACCAAATGTTACAGTAGGTGGAGATGCATATCCTGTACCACCTGCAGTAATATTGATAAAAGCTACACCATCACTTCTAACTTGAGCTAGAGTTGTGCCATCATAGGTATAGCCTTTATCACCTTTTTGAAAGAACAAATATCCATCATTAAGGGTATTAGTAAAATAACAAGGAGTGGTAGTTCCTGTTAGTGTTCCTACTGTAGTAGTGGTAGTTAAATCAGTACGATAAAGAGTATTGTTTAATACTGCATAAATTCTATTAGCATATGTATATAAACCTTGTGCCGTACCAGTACCAAAGTCTACACCAGAAGATGTATAGCCTGGTCTTTTCTTAGCATATATAGTTCCATTATAGTCTTCTGCAAAGCAGTTAACCATCTTAGAACCTTTGTCTGTAGTATCATTACGAAACTCGACCCCATAGTTCATTGGTAATCGTAAGGTTTCTGACATTATCTAAACCTTTGTACTTGAGCTCTAATATCAGGTTGGAAGAATGTAGAAGCATACTCCACATCCCATGCCATTAATCTTTGTTTATAGTTCTCTGCTCTTTGAATAACACCTGCAAGTTTATCCATTGGAAGACCATAGTCAGCTGCTAATTCAGAAGCTAATCCCCAACGTAAACATTGATACCATTCAGATGGAAAATCAAATGTTTGATTAGCACTTGTAATATCTTCAATAGGACGTTGTACAGTCATATGTAATTCATAGTTTGTAGCTGTACTTGAATTAGGTGTTAAGAATACTTTAACAGTACCATTTAATACTGATGGTTTATAAAATACAGAGTTTACTGTACCTGTAGAAAACTTACTACCTAAGATATTGTATTCTTGTTCTGAAAGAATAGACATAGGTAAATCTATATAAGGACTAACTGATAAATTTCTTAAGAAAGTTTGAATTAATCGTAAAGGTTTATTAGTTATTAAATCATTTCCTGCACCAGGGCCTATTGTATAAGATGTTTTATTAGTTACTAGTGGAAGAGTTATTTCAACCACTGTCCATAGTTTAATACCATCTGTCATCCAGTCTTTTAACATCATGTTAAGAACTAGACTTGCATTCTCAATAGCATTAGCTGTAGGTTGAGCTCCTTCTTCAAGAACACCTAAAAGTCTTAAAGAAGACTCAATAATGTCATTGCGAGTAACACTGAATGTTGTTGTTCCTGAAGTAGCCATATTAGTCCTTTTTCTTTCCTAGTATTCTTTGAACAGTCTTGGTTTCGTAAATACGAATACATGTCCAAACAATAGTAAACAATGCTGCTAGTGGAGGTAATACTTGTGCCATAGTACCCAGTACTGTGACTATTGATGCTCCATCCAGAACATGCTTTGTTGCTTCATCTAAGTGGTGTTGTACCATTTATAAGTCCTTTGGTTCCCAGCCATATATATTGGCTGCTTGATATGTTAGTTTATAAAAGTTTTTATTGTGAAGAAGATATCTCTTGCCTTGCAGATATAAAATCATATGCACAATTTCATGTGCCATAGTTCTCTCAAACGTCTGTAAATGACTTTGTTTAGCTGTACTGATTGTGATGCAGTGTGGTTCTGGGGAATAAGATCCATACAACTCAGGATCATCTACAACTAAAAACTCTATCTCGGAAGGTCTTGGTAACTCATACTTGTTGAAAGGAGGAAGTTGTGTAAGCATTCTGTATACTGCTCTACACGTTTCAACAGTTATGAGGTTCATAGCATTAGTAAGGTCTAGTGCCGTTTTTATCTATGATTAATACTTGTTTGCGTGGTTTATCTGCAAACTTGTTAGGAATGGATATGTGTACCCATGAATCAAACTCTCGAATAAGTTGGTCATACTCAAGGTTTGTTTTAAGTATCTCTTTAACAATATTGTCAGGTGTTAAGCCTGGTACTTTAATATCAGCAGCACAACCAATACAATGCTGACTTGTAGGTTTACTACCTATAGCTTTATTTACTTCTTGAGATCTATAAGCAGAGTTAACCATTATAGGTCTACCTAGTACTCTACGAATATCTTCTAGTAACCTAGCTAATCTTGTTAAGTTAGCTTTAACATCTTCACTAGGAGTATTGTCTAGACCTAATCGTTCAGCAGTTTCACTGTGTGTTAATTCTTCTAAACTAAAATTAGGTGTAAGTTTCATTTCTTTTTAATGTAAAATAAACTTCTTTCACCGAATAAATAGAATCCTACTGCACTAGCAAAGTTATCTACTTCTGGTGTTGCAATACCTTGTATGTGCATATATGCCCATGTAATTAATACAATTAGACCAATACCTGGTCTCATGAGTCTTACAATAGCTTCTACCCAAGGGTATGATGCATTACCTGATCCTGCTTCATTCATGACCTTAAAGAACTCTAGGTCAATCTGTTTCATCTGAGCATATTGCTCTATAGTAGCAGGTTTAAACTGATCAGGAGCTACAAACCTATTAATTAAAGACTTACCTAAGTCAAGTGCTAGTGGCCCTAAAGCTGCTAGTATAGTCACTGGGTCCACGTTACTCTCCTCTTACTACTTGATCACCATCAGCAGGAACACCTACTTCTTCTTCTTTAGGAACTACTTTAGTTTCTACCACTGTCTCAGATTCTACAATAGTATCTTGAGATGGTTTATCTTCTATACCAAATAGTTTCTTTAAGATAGACATTATTCAACCTCTGGAATTAAATCCCAAGTTAGTGTTTCTTCATTCCATGTATATCTACCACCATCTGTAGGATAGTCTACAGGTGCTTTCCATTGTGCTGTTGTTTCATCTAATACCCAGCTAGGATAGGGTTGTGGCGGTATAAATGCATCTAAGTCTGCATCATACTTGTAACCAATACCTGCATAATTCTTACGGATTCTAGCATTGTAAGATGTTTGTTTCCAATTACCACCTAAAAGATTAGTACAGAATGCAATACCAATTGCTTCGTTCTCTACACCATCTTGGTCTGCTGTGTCTTGGTTAGCAACTACAATCACTTGTGTTACTATGTTTTCTTCGTTAAGTTGTGCGAAATGTGCCAAAGTTATACTCCTATAAATTATCTACTATTACTATTTTTAAACGGATGCTCTGCAAATGCCATAAATATATATGTGCCACCTGAAGCATTCATATCAACATAAGTTCCTCGCCATTTAAACCCATTACTTAAAAAGTCCAATGCTCCTCCAGTAGGTGAACCTAATGTAAATTCAGCAGATGAAGTATTTGGATTTAATCCTGGTCCAATTTGATTATATGTTGCTCTACTTGAGTCAATTACATACCAATCTCCTGTGCTATCTGTGCGTTTAACTATTACAAATTTAGGTCTAAAATTTGTAAACACAAACGGTCCATCAGCACTACCATTACCTGTGTAACTTCCGAAGCGACTAAACCCTGCTATTTCTGCCCAGCAATAGGCTACATAAGTTGTTCCATTTCCATTAACATCTGCACTTCCTACAGTAAATACTGTTGATGTAGGACTTGTATTATTCCAAATTGTTGAACTACTAAATGCTGCATTAGTGTTATTTAAACCTTCCATAAAAGAACCAGCACCAAGAACAGAATGATAACTTCTCCAATTTGATGCTGCATTTCTTGTTTTAGTAATAATCCATTTAGGTGCAACACCAAGACCATGACCAATAGTAGAAGGATATGTTCCATTTCCTGTATAAGTCACAATACTAAACCCAGCAGTTGTGTTTACAGATACAGTAGATGTAATAGAGCCTGAAGTGTTAGATGATGTTGAGCCTTGACCAGCTTGCCATTGCCAGCCTACATAAGTATTTCCGTTTACATTAACTTCGCTATCTGCTGGACCAGCAGTATCTTTACCTAATGTAAATCCATTAGAATTAATTGCTGTAACTTGGTCTGTTACTGTATCTTCTGCACCAGTTAAATTAGGTCTTAAATTTTTAGTAACTCCACGAACAGAATCAACTAAATGATGGTTATATGCACCAGCAGACCTTGTTTTAATCCATATTGCATCAGGTTTAAATTGAGCTTGATTAACTATAACTTGTGTAGAACCATTACCTGTATATAGCGTTGCATCCATATACTTATTACCTTGCAATATAGTAGGTGTAGGAAGGTTAAAAGTATTAAGGGCTACAAAGCCTGTAGGTGGTGTGTATGCAAATGGTCTTTGACCAAAGTTGCAATTACCGTTAGATGTTCGTGAAACAGAACCAACATTATGCACAATCAATGGTCTATAAGTTCCGCTAATTGAGCTAAATGCCGTTCCTTGACTTGTATTGTTTTTATAAAATGTAAGTGTTCCAGCATCCATGTCCAACGCAACGCCAATGACATCGTTATTTGTATATGACGCACCATAAGACGATAAGGTTGACCCAGCAGCTTTATTTCCGTTGTCGGATTTATAGGCATATCCGCTGGTTACGTTATCTTGTGCGCCAGTAAATGCTGTGTATGTAGTTTCTTGAATACCAATCCATACGTTACCACCGCCACCAACATCAGTCGGCGTAATTTCCCAATACCATTTTCCAGACGACACCGCCATTGTTGCTCTAGCATATAGAGTATTTGAGGAAGAAGCAGTAATAGCCCAGTTTAGATTACCGCTGGAAATGCTATATGTTGACGAGGAATCTAATGGGTTCATCACAGCATAATTAGCCACAGTCGCACTTGTATTGGTAGGCACATCTAACATAGCATCATAGTTTGATCCAGCAGTTAAGCTAATGTTGTTAGTTGTCCAATTATTAC